GGGTGATGTTCAAGAAGCGATCGAGGGGATCGAAATCGGCGATGATGTGGTCATTGCCGGCCAGACTTTGCGAAACAACGTGTGGAAATCGGGCACTGTCAAAACGAAGGTAATGACCAAGCGAGCCGTGCTCGAAGCGACCATGGTGCAAAGCGTCGACAAGATCGACAACCTGACCGTGTGGAGGCATCGATTCACAGCAGAGGAACAGGTCAACCGCGTCGAGTTGTTCGTCAGTCAGCTCGGCAGCGAAAAGCCGAACCTGCATGTCGAAACGATTTACATCGCCAAGGACTGGCTATTCGTCAAAGCTTTGACCGCTGCCAACAAGGGGCAAAAGGCAACGATTGATTTGCGAGTCTTGTCTGCCGACAACAGAGTGAAGGGGGGATGGATCCTCGAGCGCAACGCAGCTGCGGTACCCGATGATTTTGCAAGCCTGCTTTGCGATTACTCCTGCATCGTTAGATTTGATGGGAAGAATGAGAACTATGATCATCGCCAGAGTGTATCCGAGTGCTGGATCAATCGCGATGTCTTCGATTTCTTTCGCATGATCACAACGAGCCCTTGACCAAATGACCGAGCCGACCACAATGCACGTACACACCCCGCACCGAGGGCGTTTTCAAGGAACGAAAACACCCCGGAGCATCTATGTCGGACCAGGCCACACTAGCCGTCTTGCTAACCGAATCGCTCAAGCAAGCGATCGAAACTAAGGCCCTGCCACGCGAGGCCTATAGCGTCGAGGAAACGGCCCAGATTCTTGGCGTTACACGCCGTACGATCACTGGATTGATCGATTCCCAGCAACTGCGAGTGGTTCGCGTTGGACGCCATCACCGCATAGACCGCAAAGAGATCGAGCGTTTTCTCGGTCGCCACAAATGAGTTCTGTCTACAAGACGAAAGATCGAGGCTGGTACTGTGTGTTTACTCAACCATCAGGCACTAGACGCAGTATTTATCTCGGAAGGATAAGCAAAAAAGCAGCCGACACCATTCAAACGTATGTCGACCGAATCATTGCGAGCAACCACGTGGGATTGCCACCAGATCAAAGTGTCCAAGAGTGGCTTTCGCTTTGTGACACTAAATTTCGCGTTAAGCTGTTAGAGTCTGGCTTGATTGCAAGGTGGGAAGGACCAAAAGAATCGCCGTCTCTCTCATCCTTTTGGGATGCCTATTTAGAGAAACGAATCGACTTTGCAGTCTCTAGCCGCAAAGGATTTACCACAGCTAAGCGTCATGTGATCGCTTTTTTTGGAGACCGGAAAATCAGCGAAATCTCCGTTGGAGATGCTAAACAATTCGCCTTGGAAATGGAGCACAAGCACTCTAGCGCACACGCCAAAAAGATCGTTGAAAGATTGAAGCAAGTCCTGCAAAACGCAGTCGATTGTAAGCTACTGCAAGAAAATCCGTTTGGGCGCATTTCGGTGAAAGCTAGGCTCAACAAGACGCGAGGACACTATTTGCCTGAGGCTGAAGCACTTGAGCTTTTGCAGCATTTTGGATCGGCCTACGGTCGAGCAGTGTTTGTGCTTTCGCGGTTCGCTGGTTTGCGAGTGCCTCATGAGCCCCTGGCACTCACCTGGGCGCATGTCGATTTCCAGAAGCATCGAATCACCATTCCAGGCAATACGAAGACTGGCGCCCGAGTGGTACCTATGGTTCCGATTGTGTATCAAGCAATGCTTGATTTGGCCGAGTTGGACACATCTTCTCCGTGGGTGTTCCCTAGTGCCAGAGCTTCGGCAGCAACATCATTTCGCAAATGGCTAGAGTCCTCGATTTTACTATCAGGCAAAAGCCAGTGGCCAAAACTTTGGCATAATCTAAGAGCGTCGTGTCGTACAGATTGGGAGGAACAATTCTCATCTCATGTTTGTGATGCATGGCTAGGGCACTCACTCAGAGTGGCCAAAGATCATTATTTACAAGTCACAGAGGAGCACTGGTTGAAAGCTACCGGGAAATGCAAATTGCAAATTCCCAGGGAAAACAGCAAACATGCTGCGCGCTAGATTCTTGCTGCGCCGGATGCTGCGCAAAAGGGCATCGAGCGTGTTTGAGCGTGCTCCAGCGTGCATTGAGAAATGAAAAAACCCTGGAAAACCAGGGTTTAAGCATCTCTCAAATGCCCCCGCAAGGGGTCGTAACTATCGCAAAAAGGCCTAAGTTTTCGAATTGTTTTAGATGTGCATGCTGCGCCTGATGCTGCGCCGCAGTTGGTTTGGTTGGGGGTCGACACAAGAGCCGCTCGATCTCAAAAAATTCACGGGTCCTTCGCCAGCTTGCTTGGCTCCCGCCCCCAATGGGAACAGTCGGGAACCAATACACACTTTCTTTTTGTAACTCTCGTTTTTCGTTTTTTGAGGGTTTCGCGGTACGGTGGTCCTGTTCTCTGATCAGACCATTCACTCGCGACCCTCAACATGGCGAAGAAACATCATGCGACCGTAATCCTTCTTTGGCTGCTGCTGGCCATGGGCTGTGCCCCTGCTCCAACTTACGTTGCTCTGCCTGCACCTCGGGCAGAAACACCTGCGATCAACCCTCCGTTTTCAGTTCGCCAGAAAAACTGGCTCAGTCCGGCGAACGAGGGGAGCTGCGTGCATGCGTCGCTCTCGACCATGCTGCACTGGCAAAACAAATTCGAGCTCGCCAAATGGTGGAGATCGAAATACTCGGGCGGTGAGTGGACTGATCAACTTCGCCGAAGACTTGATGCTGCTCAGATTCCGTACGCTTTCACCGAGCGAGCCAATCTGCAATTGCTCGATGATGCACATGCTTTTCGACGCGGTGCTCTGCTCTGGTGGAAACCGTCGCATTGCTGCAATTTCGTCGGATGGGCCAAAGGAACCGACGGCAAGATCTACGCCTGCATCTTGGACAACAATCGAACGGAGCGGTACGAATTCGTCGAACGCTCCGAGTTTCATCGTCAATGGGCTGCTTTCGGGGGCTTTGCGCTGACCACGCTGTACGACCCTCCGAGCCCTCCTGTTTTCCAGTCGTACAAAGCGGTTGAGGATGAATGGAAATGGTAGGTACCTGCAATACTTGCCCCAACGGAGGACAACGTGTCAAAGTCGCGGTTTCTTTCGGTCTGGTGGCTTTGGCTCTGTTTGCTGCTCTGTGTGTTGTCGTTGGTGAGCGAGTTGCTCCACGAATTGAGGAGTCCCTCGGACTTGAGCCCGTGAAGCAACAATACACGCCTGGCGGGATTAGCTACGACGAGCTACGAAATGCACCGCTCAACACAGCTCCAGTCAACGAGCGAGCATCAAAAGAGATCAAGCGCCAAGACATCTACTGTCCACCATGCGACCAGGTACGCAGTCCAGGCTTCGTGCGTGATCCGAATTACCTTCTGCCGTTTGTCCCAAGCGTGCAACAATCGCCACAGATCAAGCAGCAGGTGCAAGTCACGTCTATACCGTGGGCCGCTAAGTGCTCGATGGCCGTCTTCGTCGGTACCGATCCTGCCTCGCAACGATTGCTCGACTGGGTAAATCGCGACCCGCAGCTCTCGGACCTGCGAAAGAGCGTCAATTTCCAGGCCTACACCAAGGACAATCCGCTGTATCGAGAACGGTTTGGTGGCGTTGTACCCACCGATCAATTTCCGGCGGTCGTTTTCACCGATTCTCGAGGGGGACACATCTACGTCGCGGGAGCCTCGTCGCTCCCGTCTTCGGCCAGCGGTCTATACTCGGCAATCAAATCGGCTGCGGAAGTGCAGCAAGGCGTTGTTCAAGACGCTGCAAATCCTGGTGCCCCTAACATTCAGGAGTTCGATCCGACTTGCCCTGACGGCAATTGCCCGCCTGGCCGCGTGCCTTTGCTGAATCCTGACCGCGAAAAGCTGTTTCCGAATCTGCGACCAAGGAATCCGGATCCCGTCCAATCGCTTCTGTATTGGATCTGGAATCCTGGCGAAGCAATCCTGGCGGTTCTCTGCGGGATCGCTTTTATCACGCTACTTTTCCTAATTGTCGTTAAGGTGCTCCGCAATTGAGCCTACTGTTTTTCCTCGCTGTCGTCGTGTTTCTCTGTGCTGTCTGTTCGCAAATGGGATGAGCTGTTATGAGCCTCTTTTTACTCCTGATGTTTCTTGCAATCGCAATCCTTGTCGTCATCTGGTGGAAACCATCCAAACCCAAGGCCGGTCAATCCGCCTCGATCCTTTCGGCGATCGCATCGCCAAGCGACATCGCTAGCGATCGCGATGCCGTGCTGGAATCGGAGATCGCCGAGATCGTCTTGGTGATCCGTCAGGACGAAGCAGATCGTCGTAGAGCTGCTGCTCTTGATCGCCTGGCTGCAATCCAAGCCTCCACCAAGAAAACCAAATGAGCAACAATCCCACCATCACAGATCAGCAGCTAGCTGACGCAGCTGCCGCTCCCCAGTCGGTGTCCGCTGATGGCGTGACAGTGACCAATCGATCGGTTGATGATCTGCGTAAGGCTCGCGAAGAATTGGCGAATACCAACGCCTCCAAGCCTCGACGCGGTGTCCTGTTTTCAAAACTGATCCCTGGATCCGCACGAGGTCAATGATGCCTGCCTGGGTAACCGCTTTGATCACGTCGATCCTACGCATCTTGACTACGGCCTCGGCCCGCCATTTTGGATTTGCTGCCGGTTGGTTCCTCCTGCTAGCCGGATTGCTTTTCAATTCGATGGCCACTCTCATCCTGGGTGGGGCCGTAGTCTTCTTTCTCTACGCATCTCCAGCCAACAAGGCCTGATCATGCTGCTGCTTGACCAATACGGCAAACCGATCGACACCAAGGCCCTTGCTGCTGCGCGCCGCATTGCGGATCGCCAACGCAAAAACGAGTCGCTGTCTGCATCGTACGATGCTGCCGCCAACACGGCTGAGACGCAAAAGCACTGGCGATACGCGGACAACCTCTCCGCAGCTGCGGCCAATTCGGTTTCTGTCCGCAAGACACTGCGCGAGCGATCTCGCTATGAGTGCCTGGAAAACAACTCGTTCGCCAAGGGTATCGTTTTGACCCTGGCAAACGACACGATTTCCACTGGGCCGAGCCTCCAAGTGATGCTCCCCGATTCGTCCGCCTCACGAGCGATCGAGCAGAAGTGGCGAAAGTGGTGCAAGGACGTGAAGCTTGCGAGCAAGCTGCGTACGGCACGGATCGCCAAGGTAATCGACGGGGAGACCGTAATCCTCAAGGGAACCAACCGAAAATCTAAGAATCCGGTCAAGCTCGACTTCCGCGTCATCGAGTGTGATCAGCTTGCGACGCCCTTCTATGCAGATGGCCTGCCGAACAAGGTTGACGGAATCGAGTTCGACGACTTCGGCAATCCCACACTCTATCACGTCCTGAAGGGGCATCCGGGCGACCGCTGGCCCATGCAAGCTTTCGCCAAAACCGATGTTGATCCAGATGACATCATTCACCTGTACCGAGCCGAGCGACCTGGCCAGATGCGAGGGATCCCCGAGCTGACTCCAGCTTTGCCGCTCTTTGCGATGCTCCGTCGCTATACGCTCGCGGTGATCACCGCTGCTGAGAACGCTGCGGACTTCTCGGCAATTCTCAAGACCCAATCAAACGCTTTCGACAGTGCGTCCGATGGCATCGACGACATCGACCCGTTTGATTTCGTGCAAATCGATCGTGGGTTGATGACCAGCCTGCCAAAAGGCTGGGAAATGGTTCAGTTCGATCCCAAGCAACCTACGACGACCTACAAAGAATTCCGCGACGCGATTCTCAACGAGATCGCTCGGTCGGTACACATGCCGAGCAACAAAGCCCTAGCGGATTCCAGCAAGTACAACTACAGCTCTGGACGGCTGGACCACCAGACCTACTACGAATCCATCGCAATCGAGCGATCCCAGTGGGAGGTTGAATGCCTCGATCGGATCTTCGAGTGGTGGTTGGACGAAGCTCTCATGCTCGATGGTTTCCTGCCTGGCTTCGATGCTGTCGACGAGATGCCCAAGGTCTGGCGATGGCCACCGCAGAGAGACGTAAATCCAGCAGAAATCGCCGATGTGAATATCGCGCTGATTGATGCTGGTTTGAAAACTCGGCAGCAGTTCTTGATCGAGCAAAACATTGATCCCGAGGCTCACCAGCAACAGCTCGAAGAAGAAGGCTGGGTTGATCCAAAGAAGATCGAAGCTTCCAAGCTTGCTCAGTCTGCTCCCGCAGCTGCGACGGGCGCGACTGCCGAGGCCTCCGACGTTACGGACTCATCCGAGCCAGCACCGACGGGGGAATTTGCAAACATGTCTCGCCTTCAATTAACTCGAAACATGCGAGCGATTGACGACACACTGACCAAGCTTGACGAGGGGATCTGGACTCCTAAACGAGCTCGGGTTGTGCTGGAATCCCTCGGGCTCAAGGAACGCACGATCGCCAATCTTCTCGAAGAATACGAGCAGGCAGCGTGAGCTCGCTGACGTACGAGGAAAAGACTCGGATCGGTTATCGACTGCGAGTCTATACCGCTGCTGGCCGTCGCTCGATCTGGCTCGGCAAGATCACACAGCCAGAAGCCGTGGCCGTCCAGCGTCACGTCGATGAAATCCTCGCAGCTCAAACTGCTGATCTCCCAATCCCACGCCAAACCGCGATTTGGCTCGATCGACTTTCGCTGGATCTGAAATCCAAGCTGGTATGTATTACCGGGTCGATTCGCACGGTACGCTCGGCGATCGACGAGTATCTGCACTCCAAACGTGACAAGCTGGCTGCTTCGACGGTGGAGTCTGTAACCAGGTCCTTGGAGATCCTTGGGGATGCCATCGGAACACGTCGCATTGACGGAGTGTCAGCTGAGGAAATCGCCTCGATCTATGATGCGCTCGATGTGGGGGAATCCACCAAGGGCAAGATCGCCAAAGATTGGAAAACACTCTTCAATTGGTGCGAGGACCATCGATGGATCTTGAGCAACCCGGCCAAGCGACTAAGTACGGCCGTACGTGTGCGAGAAAAGCATTTCGTGACGATCGAGACTGCCGAAAAGATCCTTGCCGCCTGTGACGATCCCGAGCTGCGGTTGGTCGTCGCTCTGTCTCGGTTCGGTGGTTTGCGGATCTCCAGCGAGATTCGCGACTTCACTGCGGACTCGATCGACCACACGGCTAAGCGGATCAAGATCAACGACACCAAGCGGGGAGTGGTTCGCGAGATTCCCATTTTCCCAGAGCTGGCGAAATGGTTGCCAGCACCTGGCGTTGAGCCATTGCCAACCCTTTCGCAGCTTTCCCATGCAGGCATCACCGCTCGATTCAACGCCTGCGTTCTCAAGGCAGGTCTCGAGACCTGGGACGCTCCGTGGCATTCGATGCGAGCCTCGCGCGAAACAGAACTGATCGCCGCGTTCGGCCTGGCAACAGCCTCGAAATGGATTGGCAATAGCGAAAAGGTGGCCATGGCGAACTATGCACTCGTGCCCGATTCTGACTGGGCCAAAGCGGTATTGTAACTTTCGTTTTTCGGGTTTTCGGGGTTGCGTGGTAGTTTCGCACGCATGAGCAAATCGACTCGCGCGGAACTCGAACGACATCGCAAACGCCGCGATAAGCGTGCGTTGATCGCAGCAGCAGGAAAAAACCTCGAGCTGCGGACAAGCGGTGAGCCCCTTGAGTTGCTAGCTGCGGATCCAAACACCACCGAAGTGCTGCCCAGTTTCTCTGGCGTGGCTTATACCGGTGGCGTGATGTATCCGCGATTGGCAATCCAATGGAACGGTCCAGTGGTAATCGATCTATCAGGCCTTGCAAGCGAAGGAACGCCACCCGTTCATCGCGACCACGACGAATCTCGACCTGTCGGCCATCTGACCGCAGTCGAGAACGACGGCACCAAAATCTCCGTCACTGGAGTCTTTTCGGTACCGAGCACTGATACGACCGAGATTGTACAGGGTGCAAAGAATGGTTTTCCATGGCGACCTAGTGTCGGCGTGAAAATTGGCACCTACTCAACGATTCCACAGGGGCAGGTCCTTCAGTGCAATGGACGCACCTTTGAAGGGCCGATTCTCGTTGTTCGGCGATCGACGCTAAAAGAAGTCTCCGTGGTAACGATTCCAGGAGATCCAAACGCCAACGTCTCTATTGCCGCTTCCGGAAACGATCCAATGCCCACTTTCGAAGACTACTGCAAATCACTCGGCCTCGATCCTGCGACTCTTTCGCCAGAGGCCATGAACGCCTTGAAAGTCTCTTACGCCGAACATCTCGAATCCTCTGCGGATCCCTCTAGCACGGATGCTGGAGCGGGTTCTCAGAATCCAGTTGCCACCGCTGCCGATCCCAACAAACCCACGGAGCCACCCATGGCCAAACCTGCTGCTGCCGCTGCTTCTTCTCAACAACCTGATCTCCAAGCCGGTGGAAACGTTGATCTGACGGCCTACCGTAAACAACTTGCTGATGAAACCCACCGAGTGAACGAAGTCCGCACCCTCTGCGCGAAGTTCGGCAATCCTGTCGTGATGGTCGCTGGCAAGGAAGTCGACTTAGCCGCCCATGCGATCGAGGCTGGTCTCACTGGCGATCAAACCGAATTGCTCGCTCGGCGTCACCAGGACATCGAAGCAGCTCGGGATTCGCGGCCACGCGGCCCTGCGATCCACTCGCGATCCTCGCAAAGCTCCGTTGAACTTGGTGCCCTTCAAGGTGGCTTGATGCTCCGAGCTGGAATGGATCTGGACAGCAAGGCCTTCGAGAATCCAAACGTCAAGCGAAAGCTCCCTGGCTGGTTGCAAGCTGGCGTCAACGATCCATCGCGAGCAAGCGTCATGGATCGAGCTCACGAGTACCGCGACATTACCATGGTCGAGGCTTGCAAGCTCTCTTTGCAGGCTCGCGGAATCGACGCTCCGTCGAACCGTGTCGACATGGTGCAAGCCGCCTTCTCCAGCGGCAGCGTAGCTGTTCTGTTCGGTGCCACCATCGGTGCCAAGATGCTCGAAAGCTACGCAGAAGTCTCTGACTTCTCGCAAGGGTTCTGCACCGAAGACGAGAATCCAGACCTCGAAGAACACAACCGCAATCGAATGCAGGCTTCTCCAAGCCTCAAGTTGCACCCAGTCGGTGGATCAGCTCAGCATGCTAGCCGTCGAGCACTGACTGAGAAGTCGCAAGTCTCGCGATTCTCCGAGCAGCTCAAAGTCGACGAAGCAGACATGTTCTCGGACAATTTCTCGAAGCTCAAGGACACCCCGCGAGATTTCGGTTTGGCTGCTGGCCGCCTGCGTCCCGAGCTCGTCGCCTCGGTGTTTATGGGCAACCCAACGCTGCTCCAAACCAATCGCGCTCTGTTCAACACCACGGACGGAAACACTGCCACCGGTAAGGCTCTGGCACGTGCGACCCTTAGCGAAATGATCGCAGCGATTAGCAAGCGAAAAGATGGCGATGCGACGCTCAATTTGCAAACGACTCACCTAGTCGTTCCGCCCGAGCTGCTCGACGCCGCTGTCCAACTGTGCTACTCGGCGAACCTGTCGAACGACAGCGGTTCCGGTGAACTCAACCCGATCAAGAAGTACGGCATCACTCCAGTGAGCGACGCTCGATTCTCGAACGGTATGGTTCACCCGATCACCGGTGCCGCTTTGGCTGGCTCGGCTGTGACTTACTACGGTGTCTCGGCCCAGGCTCGCACGATTGAAGTGGTTTACCTCCAAGGTGCAGGTCGCGTCCCAGTCGTTCGAACCGAAACGCTCGTTGGTGGCGAATTTGGCATCGTGATCGATGTCCGCCACTACATCGGCGTGACCCCGCTGGATTGGCGTGGTTTCCATCGATTCGTTGGCTAGTAAGCCTGACGACTCGCACTTGAGTCCATGATTCCCACAGCAGGGCGAATTGTCCTGCTGTTTTCTCAACCTTAGATCTCGACCCAACCAATGAAACTGCGACTCCGACAAGCCGTGTCGTTCGACGGCAACCTTTTGCCAGCAGGCCATGTGATCGACATGGACAAGGATCAATCTGGCATCAGTGCCGAGTGCCTTGTGCAGCGTGAATGGGCGGACGTCGTCACTGACGACACCCCCGCGTCTCCAAACGTTGCCAATCCAACGACCGACGATCCGAATGACGATTCCAAGGGATTTGAGGCGAAAGCCGAGATCGCTCCGGAACCACCCAAGGCTAAGCGAAAGAAGTAATCGCTGGCGAATCCCGCTACCTTTTTCCTCATAGAGAAACATGGCAACTTACAAACATGACGGCGACTTTCGCCAAATCACCGCTGGTGCTGACCTCGTCAACGGAACGATTGTCCAGACCGCTGACGGCCTGGCCGGTATCGTCGAAGGCCTCGCTGGCATCAAGAACGGCAAGGTTGGAAACGTACGGGTCGATGGCATTGTCACCTGTGAAAAAGCATCGGCCACTGTGATTGCCGCTGGGGATCGCCTGCAATTGGCGACGGCAACCCAGCTTGTCACGGGCAAGGCTTCTGGTGCTGCCGATGCTGGCAACATCATCATTGGCCGCGCTGCACTGGCTGCTGGAAACGGCACGACCACTGTCGACGTCGACATGAACCGAGCCGCAGTCTAGTTGACTGCTGACTGACTTTCGCTTTAGGAATCCAACGCGATGGCAATCAAGCCTGCTGACCTCCAAGAATGGAGCGATCTGGAACAACGCCGTCGCGATGCTCAACGCGAGCTGTCGACCCTCCGGGATCGCCAAAAACAACTTGAGGACATGTTCGAAGCAGAGCTTCGTAAGTCCGGCAAGCAACAAATCAAGCGTGGCGGGTTCACACTCGCCTTGCAAGTTGGTCGAGCTTCAGTCTCCTGGGCCAAGGAATTCCTCCGAGCCTGCGGAGAGGAAGCTGCCCAAAAGATCAAAGACGAGGCCGCAAAGACCTCCGTTGATGTTTTCGTGATAGTTCCACCGGAAAAGTAAACCCATGGGAATGCTTGAAACCGGTACCGCTCACCTCGCCGCCTCACTGGCCCAGCATGCGAGCGTGGACATCACGTACACAAAACGGAAAGTCTCCAAGCCAATTAAAGCGACCCGAGGCTCGACACCATTCGAGGCCTCGGACGCCGAAGGAATCATTCACCGGACGACCACTCGCGATTACCTGATCGCGAAGACCCAGTGGCCGTTTAGTGAGGATCCAGAGGACGGAGACAGAATCACCGACGGCACCGACACGTTTGTCGTCCGATCTGTTCCCGGCCAGCCTGTTTGGCGATTCGCTGATCCAGGCAACCACCTTTATCGAGTACACACCAAGCAGCAATGAGCCCGATTCGTCAACTACTCGCAGACGTTGTCGAAGCACTCGCAGCCGCCGCAGTCGTCGATCCGGAAACCAATTCCGCGATCGATGGCGATACGTTCAAAGTCGATTACTTGCCACGGTTCGAAGTCGCAGACCTGAAAGATCTACGGATCGTCGTCGCACCGAGGCAAAACACATCGACCAAGATTTCCCGCTCTACGCGGGAGTTTGAGTTCGGAGTCCAGATCGCCGTCATCCAGACAGCGGCCAAAGACTCCGAGCGATTCGCACAACTGTTGGACCTGACTCACGAGCTCGACGAAGCGCTGGCCACGGCCACGATCGACGGCGGAGTGTGGTCGAGGTCCGAAGTCAGCCTGTACGACGTGCAGGCACTTGAGCAACACGGTGCGTTCCGCAGCGTGATCACCGTCATTTACAAAACCAGATAAGGACACGCCATGGCAAACAAAGGACCACGCGCCGGGATTGAGTGTAAGCTCTATTACCAGACCGCTGTCGCGGCAACTTTCAGCGTCACCTCTCCCACGCTCGTGACAGAGGTGCAAGATCTCAACGTGACGCTCAACAAGACAAAGATCGACGTGGTCTCGCGAGCTAGTCTCTACAAGGCTGCGATCTCTGGTGCCGTCGACATCGGGCTGAATTTCTCGCTGTTGTACAACGGCGATCCCGACGACACAGTATTTACCGCGATGCGTCAAGCGTTCATTAATCGAACCATTTGGCATTGGGCAATCTTGGACGACCTGATTGCCTCACCTGGCCCCTCTGGATCGCAAGGGTTGACTTTCCCTGGTGAGATCATGGAATTCCCAATCGACCAACCGCTGGAAGGGCACACCAAAATTGACGTTGCCGTCAGCTTGAGCCGAATCAAGGTTGGTACTCCTGCCGTGCTGGTCGATCCAGCGTGGTTGATCATTGCACCGTCCGCTTAGTGCGTCGGTGATTTCGTAACACACTTCCACAGCGGGGTCGGCGATGCCAATTCCACGAGTCCGCAAAGGGGATGAGATCGCGATTGATTTCCTCGACCATGGGGAATCGTCGCATGGTCCGCTCGAATTCACCGTCTATGGACGCGTGATTTCGCAGGACAAAAACCACATCGTTGTCGGTTCCTGGGTCTACCTGGATCCCGGGAAACGCATCAGGGCCGACGACTACAACTGCACTCAATTCACCATCGTTCGAAGCACCATTCGAGCGATTCGTTTCGTTCAATAGCAACCCTGAAAAGGCAACTCGACCATGCCAATGTTCAAGGATTGCGAAGCCCGTAGCTGGGAAATTCGCATTGATGTAGACGCTGTCCGCCGCGTGCGGGCCGCTTGCGGTATCGATCTTGCCACTGTGCTGGCCTCTGAGGACTCGATCGAGAAACTGAAAAACGACATCTGTCTGACGATCGATGTTATCTATGAGCTCGTGCGGCCCGTCGCCGAAAGACTTTCGGTCGACGCAGCTGCGTTTGGCAAAGCTCTCATGAGCGACTCGTTGGGCCATGCTTTAACGGCATTCGAGGAGGCACTGGTCGAATTTCTCCCGGAGTCCAATCGCCGGGCCCTGGCTCGCCAGATGCTCGGCGCGGGCCAGAAACTGCAGGAGGCGAGGGCTCAACGGATCAAGGAAGCGATCAACGAGGGGCTGCTGGATACAGCGATCGCCGAGGAGATGAAGAAGCTCGAAGCGATCATTTCGAAAGCGATGAATACAAGTTCGGATACTGGCCCGTCATCCTCAGACTCGCGGCCCGAGTCGGAGTAGATCCAGGGCCGTTTTCCCTGCGTGAGCTGACCTGGATGGCCAACGAGTTCAACCTGGCTCAATGGGATCAGACATCTGAGATCATCGCACAGTTCGCCAACTTGTTCCGCCCGAAACGAGCTCAACCCTATCGAGCAATCGATTTCAATCCCTACCGAAAAGACCAACCCAAACCAAGCATCACACGCGCTGACCTGCATGCACTCAAGGGACTGCTGCCGGTGGTTGTTGTGACGCTTCCAAAAACCGATGCAAATTGACACTCAATCGCTGCGACAACTGATCAAGCTCGACGAGCAAGCGACGGCACTGTTTCAGCAAGGCCGATACGGCGACTGCGCGGTGCGATGCGTCGAGCTCGCTCCCAAGGTGCCGAAGCCATTGCAGATTTCCAAACTGGGAATCATCGCAATCTATAGCCATGATACAGCGATGGCAGCACAAGTGCTGGCTGCTTTGGAATCTGCGGCCAAGGCCAATCCGATCATTAGCGTGATGGTGTCGTTCATGGGGCCCGGTAACCCTGAAAGCAGCCTTCCGAATTTCGGCGATCCAAATGTACGAGCCGCATTGACCGCACCGCAACCGGTGGGTCTGGGGCTCACCCCTCAGCAAGCCGCACCGCTGCTAGTCGCCGGTGAGCAACCGGACACGATCACAGGCCAAGACGTTGAGTCGCTCGGAGGTGTCCTGTAATGTCAAGCACCGTTAAGCCAACAACGCCATCGTTCACCACGATCATCTCGGCTCAGCGAGTCGCGACCTCGAACATCGTCGTCGCTGCTAGCCTGCTCGATTTGCGCGAACGACGCGGGGCCTGGATCACTGCTTTCATTGGTCGCCAATCCGGCACTCCAAGCCGTGCTGCTTATTTTGCATGTCGGCCCACGGACAACAACACGGATGTCGTGCCTGCGACTATTTTCGATGTCCTCGGACAAGCCCCAACGACTGCCGCATCGGCGACCACGATCAGTGCTGCTCTCGCGACCAACGCGAACACAGTCACGGTTGCAGCAGCCGGTTCTCTAGCAATCGGAGACACTGTTTGCGTCTTTAGCGGAACGACTTCGGACATTCAGTGGAATCGCATCTGCGGTGGTTCAGGCACTTCTTGGACTGTCGAACGAAACTGGCGAATCGCCAATGCCAGCGGCGACAACTTCACAAACCTATCGGATGTTCGCCGGATTTGGATTCCGGGTGGCGATCAGTACGAATTTCGATTCGTCAATTTCAGTGGTATCGGGTACGTGTGCCAACTCATGGCTGAGACACATGAGGGAGACACGATTACCTAATGTTTGCCTACTACACGCGAGAATGGGAGGAGTTTAGACATACAATTATAGCACGTTGGACGGCTAGTTTAACAGGTGCAACAGGCCCAGTTTTGCCCGACCTAACTGGAAATGGGTATAACATAAATCAAAGCGTCGTAGCGGAATTTAACACTGCGTGGAAAACCGAGGAACAAAAATTAGCGTTTGAACAGACGATTAACGGACAAAATTCAACAACCAGGGCAATTAGCATCCCAGCCAGCAGTGCCCTATCGGCAAGTTTTTGGTTTAAACCAACTCTTTACCAGGGGAGTAATCCAGGGTTTTTTCGTTCCTCTAGCGGCACGGACACGTTTTTTATATTTCAGGGTGCAACGGGGTTGCCTTGGATCAGGCGAAGCGGCGCGGATATTTTAAAACCTACAAGTGGGACGGCCTTTAATTTAGGAGAATGGCAACACTGCATTTTTGCAATGGATACGAGGCAGGCGGCCATCTATAAAAACGGGAAAATTATTCATTCGGCAAACCACACGACAACAGGGGCTGCGTTTTCGTTCAGCGTCATATTTCGCCAAGTAAATGAAATGATTTGTGGGTTTTTTGATGACGTGTTTTTTTCTAACCAGTTTATAGATCCCCAACTATCGCAAAAAATATACGAGCAAGGCCGTGGTGGTGGATTGTTAATGCAACCACCGTTGAGACGCAGTTACACAGCACTTCTGGCTGCGTTGGTACTTGCGTGCGACACTGGCAATTACACCCTGTCCGGCCAATCGGCAGGCCTGTTCGCGTCTCGATCGCTTGCTGCCGATCAAGCTCAATACCTGCTTTCCGGTAATGCCGCCAACACACTTGCAAGCCGCCTGCTGTCCTCCGATCCAGCGACTTACACCGCAACCGGCAACGATGCCGCAACGCTCTGCGCTCGACTGCTCGATGGCGGAGCTGCGGCGTACGCTCTGACTGGCACCGACGCTGGACTGATCGCTAATCGAAAGCTGACGGCAGACCACGCGATCTGCTTCCTTGCTGGCAACAACGCCGAGCTGCTGCGATCGCTCAAGCTCAATGCAGGCTCGATGCAACTCCAACTCGACAACTTTGCCGCATCGCTGCTGGCAAATCGCAAGATCTCCGCCGATGGTGCTCAGTACATCCTAGTCGTTTCCGACGCAAACCTAACTAGCTCCGCTTCTGGAGTCGCCCCCTACTACTACCTGTTCATGATGCGAGGACCTCAGTAATAATGGCCGCTTTCAACAAGTTTCAATCGTTCACCAAGAATGTCGCCGAGGGCAAGATCAACCTTGCGTCGGATCAACTGAAGATCGCTCTGACCAATGCAGCTCCGGTCGCAACCAATGCGGTTTTGGCCGATCTGACCGAGATCAGCTATACCAACGCAAGCACTCGAAACATCACGACCAGCAGCAGCACCCAGACAGGCGGAGTTTACAAGCTCACGGTGGCCGATTTGGTTATCACTGCCAGCGGTGGATCTGTTGGGCCGTTTCGATACGTGGCTGTCTACGACGACACGCCAACGAGTCCAGCCAAACCGCTGATCGGTTGGTACGACTACGGATCATCGATCACGCTCAACGCTGGTGAGACGTTCACGACGGACTTCGATCAAGCCAACGGCCTTTTGACCATCACCTAATCATGTTCAAAAACACTGCCGGAACACTGAAAGTCTTTGCCTTCAATCGGACAACCAACGCGCCGGTGACTGGCGATTCCGCAAACATCACTTGCCGAGTATCGCTCGACGGTGGGGCTCGCTCTGCGCTTACGGACACCAATCCGACTGAGCTTGAGGACGGCTATTACCTTTTCGATGTGACGGCAGCAGAGACAAACGGAACCACCGCAGACTTCTTTCCAGAGTCCTCGACCTCTGGGGTGCAAGTCATCCCAGTCGAGCACGGTCGGTACTTGTCGCTCGAAAAAGCGATCGCGGACAAGACAAACACGATCACGGCTGGAAAGGTTTCCTATGCTGGCCCAGTCACCGCGAAGGGAACCGTCGACCAAATCATCATCGGTGACGATTACCTCGCGGCCCATGGTACCGCATTCGTCTGGACGATCTCGGCAATTCCTGGCATGTCTGCTGGGGCGGTTGCTGTCCACTTCGGTGGGAAAAACGGAACCAACACATTCGCGGTCGCCGGATTTGCCACGGACATCGGATCTGGCAAATGGTCGCTCACTTGCGAGATGCCGCGAGCCACATCGGGCCAGCTCGTCTCAGGTGAGTACGTCTACTCCGTCGCTGTCCACAACGCTGCTGGCGTTGAATTGACCAGGGTCTATTACGACGAACCGCTCGTGGCCGTGGAGAAATTCACCGCATGAATGTGACATTCCAGGTGCGAGAATCGTTCTTCGATCGCCCCAAGGTGATCTCGGCACTCAAGCGGTCGAAACGCAGAGCATTGAGCAAGGCGGGTGCGTTTGTGCGCAAGCGTGCCAGGTCCTCGCTGCGTCGACGCAAACGAGCCTCGGCCCCAGGATCCCCACCATCGGCACACGCTTCGTCGTCGCAACCAAGTCTCAAGACAATCCTGTTCGCTTTCCAGCCAGCAAGCGAATCGACAATCGTCGGCCCAGTGCAACTCAACCAAGTCAACTTCACCGTGGAGTCAGTGACCAGCACAGTGCCTGGCCTTCACGAGCGTGGTGAGACAGCGATCATTCGCGAGTATCGATACGCTCCGATCGAAGGCGACAGTGCGTCCGTGAATTGGCGGCGCGTCGACGGAAGACGAAGATACGACGAGCGGCCTGGCTATCGCTTCGAATCTCGCCGTCGCACGGCGAGGTATCCGAAGCGTCCATTTATGCGTCCAGCGCTCGAGGCTGAAGCACCCAATTTCCCTGAGCTGTTCCGCAATTCGATTACCAGCGTCAAATAGGAATCCAACATGTCGGCAGTAATCAAAGCAGGTCAAGCCTACGTCGAGATCGCCACTAAACAGGGAGCGTTCGATAAAGGCATGGCACAAGTCCAAGCGGCCATGGGTCGGCTGAAAGCAGTCGCCACGAGCATGGGAACTGGGATCGGCAAGGGCTTTGCCTCGGCCCAAGGTGCCCTGTCGTCGTTCTCCAAATCGGTCGTCAGCCTGCCAAGCATGATCGCTGGATCGATCGCGGTAACCGGCCTGGTCGCGATGGCCAAGGGATTTGCTGACGCTGGGTCGGCAGTTGACGACATGGCCCAACGTACGGGAATGGCTGCCGAGTCCGTCTCGGCTCTTGGTTACGCAGCCAAGATGAGCGGAACGGACATCGGTGCAGTCGAAAAGGGT